GTCGGCGCGCAGCTCGTCGGGCAGGTGCGGCTTCGGATGACGTTTGAGGAATTCCGGTTCGATAATCTCGCAGAACTCCTGCAGCCAGTGGAAAAGCGAACGGGTGTACGCCGTGAGCGCGAAGTACTTGCGCTGCTGTTTTTCCAGATGCTCGATCTGCCCCTCTTGCTCGTCCACCTGCTCGCGCAGCGGATTGATGACCGAATCGGTGAGGATGTCGCACGCCTGGGCGGCGATGTCGGCAGTGTCCTTGCGGCGGCTGGAGACGGCGCCGATGATGGCTCCGACTCCTCCGCCGCCGACCAGTGCGACGATCACCGCCGTCCAGAATTCCTGGCTTGAGAAGAGGTCGAGCGGTGGCATCAGTCCTCGGCTCCGTCACTGCGCCATGTCTTGATTTCGGTGACTTGTGCGAGCTGTGTGGCGGTGATGGTCTCGCTGTCCTTGGTGTCCATGTCCGCGATGGTGGCCTCGGTGGCCTGCCGGTCCGTGAAGGTGGCGGTGACACCACGCGAATAGTCGCACCATGTCTCACCGTCCGCGTCCTTGTGGTCGAACGTCAGGCCCAAGCGCAGCAGTTGGCGGATGAGGCTGCCTTTCGGCGGCCGCAGGTCGAGGATGCCGTCCTCCACGTTCGCCGTGGTCCCGGTGGGTTCATTGTTTTCGTCAGACATATCGTCCTCCTTGGTTGGTTTATGGTGGTTTTGGATCATTGGGCGATGCTCAATTGGTCGAGCGACACCCAGTCCCAGACGCCGTAGATCCTCACCTGCCTGCTGCCGGCCGGAATGTACGCGTTGGTCCATCCGATCGCGTTGTTCCGGTAGGCGGGCAGCAGGAAGTTCCTGTTCAGGCTCGACGTCCACAGTCTGAGGACGCCGGGATTCTCGAAGAGGATGTTGTCGCCGTCGATCGTGGTCTTGACACGTCCGCGGAACCGCAGGCAGCCGCCGCGATACCCGTATGCCGCGTGGCCGAACACACTGCATCCCTTGCCGGGAGCGATGTCCTGCCATCCGGTCTGCCACACTTGTTCCGGCTCGGACGAGGTGGACCCGTCACCGGCCAGCGCCGGCTCCATCCTGATCGCGAAATGGTCATCGCCAAAGGGGCCCATGATGAAACGGTCGATGAAATCGCCTCCGCTTCGCGCGATCTTCGACTTGACGACCAATTCGTCCTGCCCGAGACGGACCACGTCCGTGATCCGGTTGGACGGGTTCTTGTTCTTCACGTGGAAGACGCCGTCGGTGCCGACCAAAGCGGATGGGCCGGTGAACACGCCGTTCGTTTTCTTGCCGACCTGAACGCCGTCCGACGTCATCTGGATGCATGGTTCCAACACGGCGACCCTGTCCTGCGCGTTCTGCGCCTTGCTTGCCGCCTGGCTGGCGGTGGTGTTGGCGTTGTTGAGCGCGTCGGCCAATACCGGTGTCGTGGTGGTGGTCGTGCCGTTGGTCCACACGCATTTGGATCTGGTCCACAGGTATTTGCCGCTCGACCATGTCATGTTCGGGCTCCACGAGCCGCCCGTCTGGGTGGTCGCGCTGGTGGACAGGTAGTATTCGGGCGTGATGCTCTTAGCACCATTGCCCGTCGCTCCAGTCTGTCCCTGCTTGCCGGTGGCCCCTTGCGGGCCTTGCGGCCCTGTGGCGCCGGTCGCGCCTTTCGGTCCCGTCTGACCGGTCGCACCGGTGATGCATGTTGCCGCGGTCGTTTTGGATGTGCCGTCGCCCAGTGTGGTGACGGTCCGCTGCCACATGTATCTGCCCGACTGCCATGCCGGTGCGGTCGTGCTCCATCCGGACGTGGGCGCGGTCGTGCTGCTCGCCGCCAACGCGTATTCGACGCGCACTCCCGTCATGGACGTCTTCGCCACGGCGGAGACCTTCGAATCGGTTTCGGTCTTACTGTAGAATCGCGCCTCCCATGAGGAGTTGTTCTGCGTGATCTTGGAGCCGATCTCCTGTGTGACGCCGGTTTTCGTGGCATACGTGCTGGCGACCGTGCTGGTGATGCTGGTCTTCGCGGCCGTGATGTCCGACTTCGTGGCAAGCCCGGAACCGTCAGAACCTTGATAATTCTGCACGACACCTAGCGCGACTTTCTGCGACGTCTGGTCAACATAACTGCGCGTGCTGAGCGTGTCGTAGGCGAGGTTCTGCGCGGCGCCCGACGTGGGTTCCGCGTCCTGGATCCTCGTGCCACCGCAATTCGGACCATCCTGCCACGACTTGTAGTCGCCCTGCAACGTGTAATGACCATTCCAATACGCCCATGGCAGGTACGCCCAGATGTCGCACGTGGTCGAGCTGAACGCCATCACCTTGACCTTCACATCGTCGGCGTCGCGGATGCGGCTCACGGACACGCCGAAAGCGCCCGTAGCGGACGGTGACTGTTGCCAGCCGTCCTTGACGAAGATCTCGAACTCCGCGTTCTGACTGGCTTGACCGTTGTAGCCGTTGCCGGAGTACACGTGCAGTAGGACGCTCGAACTGTCTCCGTTGCTGGTGAGATAGCCGAGTTTCACCCATTTCGCCTTGCCATTCGCGCCGGTAAGCGTGAACGTGCGGGTCGAGCCCTTCCTCAACGCCTCGGTCGCGGTCTGCGTGGTGTATGTGTTCGCGACCTCGCTTTTGATCGAGGACGCGGTCTGGCTGACGCTGGACTGCATGTCGGAGCGGGTCGGATAATCACCTTTCGGCTGATACGACTGCGCCACAGTGGTCTTGAAACCGCTGAGATTCTGTTCCAATGAGCTGACGCGGCTCACGTCGGCCTTGCCGTCGATCTTCTGCGACAGGGTCGTGTTGATCTTGTCGGCCTTCTGGCTGACCTGGCTGATGGTGGTCGTGTTGCCTTGGGTGGTCTTGGCGACCTCCTGCACCTTGCCTGTGATCTCATTCGCCTTCTGCGTCAAGGCGGAATTCGTGGCGTAAGAGCCCATACCGTCCTTGGACTGGTATTTCTCGCTCACTTCGCCGCGAATCTGATTCGCGGTCTGCGTCAGCTGCGACTGCGTCGCATAGCCGCCCATGCCGGACTTCGGCTGGTACGTGTCCGCCACCGAGATTTTGAACCCGTTGAGATTCTGCTCGACGGAAGCCACACGGTTCGATGTCGCGGCGGCCTCGGTGATGTCCCGGAACGAGACATCATCCCACAGAATGGTGCCATTGGCCTGGTGCACGACTTCGATCCGGACCGAAGTGATCGAACCATCCGCTGGACATGTCCAATCGACATGCGTTTCCGACCATGACGTGGATTTGCCGCATTGAGCCTCGGCGATGCATGTTCCGTCTGGTTTTGCCAATCTGAGTTTGTCACCGCCCGGATTGACGTTCGACGGGACCGACCCGTACCAGGCGCAGTAGCCCGACAGGCGATACGTGCGTCCTTTGGTGACCGTTATCGCGGTGGCTGTCCCAGCCATGCCTTTCGCATGGGTCAACGGGCATCGGTTGTCTCCGGTGGCCGCCTCGCAGACCAGGACATGCGCGCCGTGGTAGAACGACCCGTTCGAAAGCCGGAATGGGGCCTTGAGGCCCATCCACCATGCGGTGGATTCGAAACCGCCGTCGGTGATGAGGTTGTCACCTGCAAGCGCCGCGTTGACGAGGTTCGAGGTCTGACTGATGGTGGTCTTGTTGGAGTCGGCCGTCGATTTGGCCTCGTTCGCGGTCTTAACGGTCGCGTCAAGCGTTTTCGCCTGCTCCGTGATCCTGGTGGACAGGCCGTTGGCGGTCTGTTCCACCGTGGTGGCCTTGCTCATCGCGCCGGAAGCGGTCTTCGACACCTCGGCCACCTGGGCGGTGATGCTGTCGGAAGTCTGTTTCAGCGCACTGGTGGTGGCGTAAGCCGACATGCCGTCCTTGGGCTGGTAGGTCTTGGCGACAGTGGATTCGAAACCGTCGAGGTTCTGTTCGAGCGAGCTCACGCGGCTCACGGCTCCGTCGGCGGTTGTTTTGACCTGTGAAATGGTCTGCTTGTTACTGTCAGCGGTCGACTTGGCCTCGTTCGCGGTCTTTGTCGTGGCATCCAGCGTCTTGCCTTGAGCCGTGATTCTGGTGGACAGGCCGTTGGCGGTCTGTTCCACCGTGGTGGCCTTGCTCATCGCGCCGGACGCGGTCTTCGACACCTCGGCCACCTGAGCCTTGATGGAATCCGCGGTCTGCGTCAATTCCGACTTGGTGGAATAGTCTCCGGCTGGCTGGAGGTCTTCCGGTGCGGGACTCCAATCCGTGGCCTTGGATCCCTTCTCGGCCTTGATCCGCCGCCACCTGAACTTTCCGGACGCAAACCAGTCGCATCGGATGCCGAGCTGAAACTTTCGGTTTGCGGTATTCGATTTTCGAGCTTTGTTCGTCCGGGACAGATGATAGACGGCATTCACAGGTGTTTGCCGGGTCAAGAGCGAATCGGCGAACACGTTGAACACGTCACTCCACGATCCATCCACAGTACCCTGCGTGTTGGCTAATGCGGTATGCCCGCCAGTGCTTGCGACATCCGCAAATTCGATGTCGATCTGAGTGGTGTAGTCCGCGCCTTCCGCAAGGCCATCGGGAGTGTCGACGGTGGCAAGGACCTTGCAGAAGTTTGAGGCATTCGGTGTTATCACAATCCAATCGGACCAATTACCGGAAGTCCCCTTTATCAGATTCGTCCCGCCGACAGACAGCTTGTCGAGATCGTCCTTGGTGGTGTACGTCTGGCTGACGGTCGTTTTGAACCCGTTCAGATTCGCTTCGAGACTGGTGGCCTTGTCCACCGCGGATTGTGCGGTCTTCGCGGTCGATGTGATGCTCGCGCTCAGCGAGTCCGACGTGGCCTTCAGACTCGTCCGGGTCGCATACGTGGCGTCGGCCTGTGCCTTGGACTGATAGTTCTTCGACAGGTCCAGGCTCACGCCGTCGGCGGTCTGCTGGGCCTTGGAAGCGGCGGTCACGGCACCATCGGCGGTCCGTCTGACCGAGGACAGCGAGGAGGACAATGATTCGCTCGTGGCCTCCAATTCGTCCTTCGTGGAATACTTCAGATCCGCGTCCTTCGCGCTCGTGTAGTCGGACGTGAGCGTGCGTTTCACGCCGTCGGCGGTCTCCTGGGCGCTGTTGGCTTTCTCCACCGCCCCTTCCGCCGTGCTTTTCACGGACGTGATGGACGAGCGCAGGCCGTCGGCGGTCTGCTCGAGCTCGGTCTTCGTGGAATACTTCAGTTCCATGTCCTTCGTGCTCGTGTAGTCCTCGCTCAGCGTGGTCCTGATGCCGTCCGCGGTCTGCTCCACCCGCGACGCCTTGCTCAACGCGTCCGACGCGGTCTTCGCGGTCTGCGAGACGGTGGACGAGATGCCGGTCACGGTCTGTTTCAATTCGGTCACGCTTTTGACCGTCGTGTCGCCACGTGTGATCTCGCCGGTCAGCCGCTGGTCGAATTCCTTGAGCTGCGTCTGCTGTCCATCGACGGTGCCCTTGATGTCCGTGATCCGACCGGCCAGTTGATCGCCTTTGCCGGACAGGCCTGACACGCGCGCGTCCAGATCGCCCACGCTCTTGTCGAGCTCGGCCTTGCCGGCATCCACCCTCTGCGAGAGCTTGTCACCGTCGGCCTTGATCTGATCCGTCTTCGCGTCCACCTCGGCGATGCCCTCCTTGAGCGCCGTCGTCTGCGATTCCAGATCGGACTGCGCCTTGTCGGCCTTCGCATCCACGGCCGCAATCGCCGTGTCGGCGGCCTTCCTGTTCGCGTCCACCTCGGCCTGCAGATCGGAGCGCGTCTTGTCGGCCTTGACGGCGGCATCCTGCGCCTGCCTGCGCGCGTCGTCGATGCCCGCCTGGGCGTCCTGGCGGATCTGCTCGCCCTGCCTGATCGCATCATCCGCCTTCGCGGCGGCGTCATCGGCGGCTTTCCGCGCATCCCGCGCGGCCTTGTCGATTCCGCTCGTGTCCACGAGCGGCGACTGGTTGCCGTCCTCGTCGACCCTGTTGATGCCGTCGGCCGCGCCGGCACCGGCGAGGACGCCCTTGCCGTCGCCAGTGTCGATCCACACATCGCCGCTCCTGCGGGTGAGCAGGCCGTTCGCGATCTCCAAAGCGTTTAAGCTCGTGCCGAACAGCAGGTCGATGTCGCTGGGATTGATCTCGCCATGCGATGCCATGAGTCATAACCTCCAAAATAGAGAGGACCCATGCGTCAGGTGCAGGGGTCCTCGCAGATATCAAACAAGAGTGTGACCTTGCCCGTCTGGTCGCCGCTCATCTTCATGAGCCGCTGACGGTACAATCCGTCCGGAAGGTCGGGATAGCCAGTGATGGAAATTTCAAAGATTTCGCCGGGCCAGAAGGTGCCGAGCGCATGCAACGGCATGCCGCTCGCGTCGCAGTCGTTCGCGTCGATCACGCCGGACAGTTGCATGAGGGGCTTGGAATTCGCCGCGAGCTTGGCCTGCGCGTGGGATTTCAGCACATCCCATGTCTTCGTGTCGGAATCCGAATAGGTGGCTTCGCGCAGGGGCCATGGGTCGGATTGGCGGCACAATGTCAGGTCCTCGGCCAGACAGCAGATGGTGGCCTTATCGCTCCCGGCGCCGGTCGCGTAGAAGCGTTGCGTCGGAGCCATCCTGTCGACCTTCAGATCCTCGATGGTGCCTCCGCGGGGATGGTACGAGAGCGAATGCACGGTCTTCTGACCGAGGTACACGTCGCCGTCGCTTCCCGCCTCGAACCGGTATCGCACGTGCTGCGAATCCGCCAGATAGGGGCGGAACTGCATGTCGGGCCCGCCGATCACGTTCGCGAGCTTCGTCAATATCTGCTTGCATGACTGGTTCTGCACGTCCCAGTCCTGGTAGTCCGTGCGCTGGTGGCTGCCCCGCTCGCCGATCCATGGCAGGTCGATGGGGAGCGTGCCGCCCGGCTTGACGCTGGTGCACTGGCGGATCACCTCGCATGCGATCGCGCGCAGCGACAGCCCCTGCCATGCGAATCCGCCGGGTGCCGTGTGCGCCTGGTTGGCGCCGAACCCGCCCTCGTGCGTGAGTATCCTGTCGCCCAGCACGGTCGGGATGCTGTCCAGCGGGATGCTCACATCCTGCTGGCTGCTCGACCTGACGCCGAACACGCCGCCGATGATCGGCGTGCCCAACGAGGCGTCGCCGTCCATGGCGCCGTGCCAGAACAGTATGAGGCCGCGTTTGCCGCACATCAGGGCATCCGCCCGCGCGGTCGGCGTGGAACCGGGGATCTGCGACCAGGGCAACTGGAGTCCGGACGCCTCGTCCTCACCAACGCCCTTGTCCCTCGTCGTGGAAAAGCTGGAGTCGCTGACGGTCATCGACCATGTGAAGCTGGGAATATCGATCTGCTGTGCGAGCAATCCCGTCATCGTATCGCACAGGCACGCGCGCCACGTCACCGGGCCACCCCCTCGTCCTTGACCACGAGCACGCGGCCAACATAATTGTCGCCATTGTCCTTCGCGCCGTAATGCGTCACATAGCCCGGGCCCTGTTCGTTGAACATTGCGACTCCGATGGTATGCGAGCCTTTCGCGAGCTGGAGAGAGCATGTGCATTCATGCGTCTTCCAAGAATCTGTGTATTCGATTTTCCTCGTGGTGTACAGCTTCCCGTCGATGACGAACCGCACCGCGGCCACGCCCTTGGACCCGTTCTTGCCTGGAGCGCTCACGCACGCGTACATGGTCAGGAGCAGATTGCGGTCGGTCGGCATCTTGAACGTCCCGATTAGAAAAGGAGCCGTATACGCGGGATTGGATGACGCCTGCAGATCCTTGTTCTCCGCGATTCGCGCGAGCACGCCAAGACTCGCGCCATACGGTATGGCGTAATCCTGCGTGTCCACCGGCGTGGCCGATTGAGTGGACGAGGCCCCGGCGGGCATCCTCATGCTCATCAGCCGCGTGCATCCGGCCGGAATGGACGGTGCGACCGGATTCGCGCTCGGCGTGCCCTGCGTCACACCGGAGACGACGGCATTGTTCGAGTCGCCTTGGCTGATGTCATTGGCCTTGAGCCAGATGACGTCGATGCGTGGATTCGACGGGTCTCCAGCACCCACGGCGGGCGATTGTCCGCCGTTCCAATAGGCTTCCGTAAACCCGTCAGCATTGCCACGGGAGCACACCGCCACGCCAGCGGAAATGCCGAATCGCAGGTCGCTGCGGCCGCTAACATCCAGTCCGCAGATGATGCCGGTGTTCTCCCAATGCGCTTTGATGACCTGACGATGTGTCAGCGGGTCCACTCCCTTGCCTGTACTATCCGGGGCGATGCCCAAAGCGGTAGTCATAATCTCTCCTTAAATCACATGTAGGTGTCATGGCATTCGATGCTCACATACCCATTGCCGATGGATTGCAGGTTCACCGCCGTCGAGCCGCCCGGCGGCACGGTGGGGAAGCCGCGCTGACGCAGGTTGCGGCTCACGTCCAGGCCGCCGATGCTCGCCGTACGACTGCGCGAGTCCAGCACGAGCGGCACGCTGCCGACCGCCTGCGCATAGTCCAGGCTCATATCAAGGCCCGGGAAGGTCAATTGCACGCCGTCCGGCCACGGGCCCTGCACCGTGAACACCGGGTAGGCGCGGCTGGAACCGTCGTTCGTCAGCGTGCACACGTTCCTCGCGTCCACGGCCGCCGCGCCGTAGGACAGCGGATAGGCCAATCCCCTCGCCGCAGAGCCATAGGAAAGACCCACGCGATCCGACGAGATCGATGGCAGCAGCTGGCAGCGTTGCGCCGTAGTGGACAGACGCTCGGGACGTTCGAACACAAGCGTGATGTCGCCGGAAAGGTTCTGCCAAAGCGGATTCTGGATCTTCTGTTCGAGAGAGCGGACGTAGTAGCCGCCGGAGCAACAGGTGTCCTGTCCATCGTCGATGACGCGGCACGTGACGAGTCTGTGGACAAGCTTGTCAAGCAGAGCCAATTGCCTCAGAGCCTCTTCGCGGTCACTGCCGGCGATGATTCGATAGCCGACCGTGACCACGCGCGCATCGTACATGACGTTGTCTGCTACGATGTCGTGGCCACCATCGCCTTGTCCACGCGAGGTGACTGTCACCTTGGCGTCCGGCGTCTGATACCAGCCGGACAGTCCGGTCAATGCTATTCCGTGTCCGGCGAAGGCCCCACCGTGCAGTGTGACGGATTCGCCGTCGGCGGTAAGGATGACGTCGCTCATCTTCCCCTCCTCACGGCGGCCATCACCTTGTTGCCGATGATGGTGCCACTGACGCTCGGCTGGTCTGCCACGACGATCTTCTGCGGCATGTTGACCACCGTCTGTCCCGAGTTGGCCGGCATTTCGACCTTGACGACGACCGGCATGTCACGAGAGGTGGAGAACACCTCGCGTGGGATGCGCATCTCGTTGATGGCGCGCATGGTCTCAAGCCCGTAATAATCAACAGCAGACGCGCGGTGCGTGTACTCGCCCGCAGCAAGTCTGGCGTTGAGCAGATACACGCTGTCGCTGAGGCTGTTGCCGGGGGCCCATGCTGGGTCGACGTAGCCGGAGAACATGCCACCTCCGGCGAAATGCTGGAACGTGCCGTCGGTGAACATGCCGCCCGTGTATCCGCCGTCCTTCTTCGTGTGTTCCGTCACGGTGAATGACTTGTCGGCGATTTTGAAGTTGTTGATGGACTGGAGCACCGGCGTGGCCTGGTCGTTGACCGAGGCTGTGGACTTCTTGTCCTTGAGCTTCTTCGCGTTGACGGCATCGACCTTCGGTCCGGCCTTGTCGGTCGAATCCAAGGTGTTCTTCTTGTTCGCCAGCTTCTGCGCGTTCGCACGTTTCACTATCTGCGACGCGATGTCGGTCGAGTTGAGCGTGTTGCGCTTGTTGGTCAGCTTCTTGGAGTTGGCCTTGTCGACCTTCGGCGAGGCGTTATCCTTCGCGTCGAGTCTGGCTGTGGCTTTCTTTCCGTTGAGCTTTCCGATGTTCTTGGAGGCGGCGTTCGCCTTCTTGGATGCCTTGTCGGTCGCGTCGATGGTGGCGTTGACGTGCTTCCTGTTGAAGTCGTCCATCATCTTCTGCGCCTTCTTGGCGCTGGCCGTGGCCTTCTTGTCGTCGGCGTCGAGCTTGGCCTTCGCTATCTTCTTGTTGAATTTGTCAAGGTTGGTTTCCGCGCCTTTGGTCTTCGACTTGGCCTTGGAATCGTCAACGTCAAGCTTCGCCTTGTTGTTGTCGGCGGTCATCCTGATATTGTCGATGGAAGCCTTGATGCTGTCGGAACTCAGACCCCAACGATCGGCCAAGGCGTTAGCGGCCTGTTCGCTCATGCCCGAGGCTTCGGCCTGCCGGATGATCGCGTCACGCGCGTCCTGCAGCACGCCGTTCGCACGCTCGATCTCACCGCTGCTGAAACCGGTGCTCTCACCCTGCTTGAGAATCTTCTCGGCGGCGTTCTGGGCGCTGCTGGCGATGTCCTCCAAAGCCTGCTTGGTCTTAGTGCCCTTCTCGGAGAACTTGTCGAGCAGGTTGCCGTTCTGGTCGAACACCACGCCATTATCCTTGCAGGTGTCGGACAGTTCACCGATCTTCTGATTCAGCTGGTCGACCGCCTGGTCTGCAGTCAGATTGCCTGACTCCAAACCAAACAACGCCTGGACAAGATCATCGATTTGGCTTGACGCATCCGAAGCTGAAGAGCCAAGCTCTTTGTTCGCGCCGGCAGCTTCCTTCGTGGATTTCGCCGCGCTATTGGTTTTGCCATCGAGTTCGTCCAACGCCTTGGACTTGTCCTTGGCGCCTTTCGTGCCCTGCTGGTAGGCGGTGGTCAGGGCGGAAAGGCCGTCGCGCAGCGCGGTGGCCTTATGTGACCCGCTGCCAAGGCTGGAGCCGAGCTTGTCCGCCGCCGAGTTGACCTGCTTGATGGCCGTCTTGTTGCCTTCGGCGGCCTTGGTCATGGTGGTGATGCTGATGCCGGCCTCGCTCATCACGTCGGTCAGCTTCTTCGATCCGGTGATGCCCTGCTCGATCGCACTGAGCCATCCCGGTTCGCCATGGAAGGTGCCGACATCCATATTCTGCAGCTGGTTGACCAGCGCCTCGTGGATAGCGCCGGCTCCATTGGCTGCGGCTGACTGCACTTCCTGCACCGCCTGCTTGGTATTCTGCGCGGCCGTCATGAAACCGGTGAGCGCCGTCGTGGCAATGCCCAGGGCGATGCCCCACGGACCTCCCATAAGTGAGATGAGTCCGTCGGCAACACTGTGGAACCCCTTGGATCGGAGCGTGGCGGAATCCTCCGCAGTGCCGAACGATTCCAACTGCTCCTGCGCGCTCTGACCGCTCGCGCGGAACATCTGGAAAGCGGTCTGCGCGGAAGCCAAAGCGGTCTTGACGCGTTGGATCGGGTCGATGGCCAAGCCGATATTGTTGGCCATCGTGCTGGTGCTGCCGTTGAGATTGCCCGCGGCCTTATGCACAGCGCCGAACACGCCCGCAAGTGACGCCATGACCACGAGCGTCTGCTGCACGCCTGACGGCAAACCGGCGAACGCGTCAACCAGCGTATCCAACCCCTGCACCATCTTGCGCAAAGGCCCCTGAGCGCCTTCGCCGACGGAAATCATCAAGGACTCCATGGAGCCGCCCAGATTCTCCAGATCACCCTTGAGATTGTTGTTCTTCGCGGCGGCCTGTTCGGCGGCGTAACCGGATTCGGATACGGCCTTGGTCCATTTGTTGACACCGGACTCGCCCGCCGCATAAAGATAGTTGGCGGCTTTGATCGCGTAGCTGCCGAAGATGGTCGCGTTCGCCTGGTTGCGCTGCTCGTCGGTCAGGTTCTTTTCGGCCTTCTGCAATTGGCCGGCGAAATTCGCCATGCCGACGAAATGATGTTGGGCGTCATATGCGCTGATGCCTAATTCCTTCATCGTATTGGACGCTTCGGCGGACGGCGCGGCCAGCTTCATCAGCATGCTGTTCAATTGGGTGCCGGCCTCGGCGCCGATGGTGCCGTTCTGCGCGAACAGGGCGAGCACGCCGGTGGTCTCCTGCACGTTCATGCCGAAACTGTTCGCCTGCGCGCCGCAATTGTTCAACGCCTCGCCGAAATCGGAGACATTGCCGACGGCCTTGCCGGCGCCAGCCGCCAAAGTATCGGCCACCTGAGAAGCCTGAGACCCCTTCAGGTGGAACATGCTCAACGCATTGGCCATGTATTCGGCGGCATCACCAACGGCCATTCCATCGGACGCGGCCAGATTCAAAGCGCCAGACAAACCACCAGTGAGAATATCCGTGACGCTCATGCCGGCCTTGCCGAGATCATTGATCGCGTCGGCGGAATCCGAAGCGGAATAAACGGTCGATGCGCCTGCCTCGATGGCGGCGGCACGCAGTTGGTCCATTTGTGCGCTGGTCGCGCCGGTGTTCGCCTGCACGGTGCTCATCTGCTGGTCGAAGTCTGCGGCCATCTTCACGGCGGCCACACCGAAAGCAGCCACGGCCAAACCTGCTGCGGTCATACCGCTGGCGATAAGCGCGGACTTGCGTCCGGTGTGTTCCATGCCAGAAGCGACTGTTTTCGCAGTGCTTCCGGCGCGGGTCATCGCCGCCTCATAGGAGGCTGTGTCCGCCATCAACCGGATGACGATGTTCTTGTTCTCCGCCAAAGCATCCTCCAAAAATCAGGTCAAATGCGCCACCAAGGCGTTCGCGGCCGGATTGTCCCTGCCATTCGCATCAGTCCAACGTTTCATGGCCTGCTGCATGTGCGCAGTGGCCCAGCAGACGCTGGTTTCGGCATGCAATGTAAGTTCACCCTTCGGATCTTGGCAGATCGAGCGAGGCAAACCGCACATCGGACACAATGACCGTTCGTATTCAGCCAACGAACGCATCCAATTGCGTTCCGTCTCATCCCATTCGACCTCATCGCCCTCACTCGGGCGCCAGCCCATGAAACGCTTATAGCTGATGCCGAGCTGGCGGCAGATCTTAAGATCCTCGACTAGTTGCGGAGAACCTGCGAGGCGAGGTCGAATGCCGCTTTTGGGTCCGCTGCGGTACCGTTCAGTTCCGCGATGGCCTGCCAGATCGGCGTGAACTGGCCATCCGTCAATTCATCGAACAGACTGCGCCACGCCTGTTCGGTCTTGTCCTCGTCGGACACCGGCTTGCCGCCGATGGTCGCGGAATCAAGCATGAGAGGCAACGCCGCAGCGGCGGTGCCGAACATGTCGTTCGTGCCGTTGTCATTTCGGTGCGCGGCCAATGCCTGCGCCCACTTACTTACCGGCAATGCCCGCAACGTGAGCTTCAACGTCTCCGCATCCGCCTGTTCGCGCAGCTCTTCGATGCGCCGCGCGGTGGCCTTCGCCTGCCGGTTAGTCCCAGCCTCCGTGACTTGTTCGCGCGTGGTCTCCTCGGCCAGCGCATCACCCAATCTGGCGATGTCCTCGGCGGTCTGCTGGTTGAGGATGACATCGACCTCGCGCGTGCGCCTGGTGACTTTAAGCATTGTTGTTCCTTCGCTCTAATATTCATGTTCCTTTGCCGGAAAAGAGAAAAGAGGGTCCCGCACCGGCGAAAGGGACGAAAGTCCGATGCGGGAAGAATCAATCAGGCGACCTTCACGTTCTCCGCCCAGCCAGGAGCGCGAACGGAGAAATTGACCTTGCTGCGCAGCACGCTGTTCGCGGCAATCGCCACCTTGGCGCTCATGCCGATGCGGACAGCATACACGTTCACCGTATCTCCGGCGGCAAAAGCATCATCCGTCTGCTTGCCATAGCGGCGCACGAAATAGCCTTCCACACCCTCGGTCAACGTCTCCATTGCCACGTTTTCCGCGGAATGCGAAGTGTTGGTGTTGTCGATGACCTCGATGCTTGAACCGCTGATCTTCTTGCGTCCGGGATTCTCATAATCCTGCGCGCTGTTCTCTCGCTGGTCGGAGATGGACTCCTGCGACGGCGAGCACGACCAGCCGCCCATGGTGACGTAGTTGGACAGGTCGGTTCCGGCGTTGATCTCGTCAGCGGTCGGCTTCTGGATGTTTTCGATGGACGGCACCCAGATCGTGTTGACCAGACCGTCCGCCGGGGTGGAAGGAACTTCGGTTCCAAGAGTCAAAACCATGACTCCTCCTTAAATATTTGTGGTCACATGCGTGACCAGTTGAATTTGAAAGTCAGAAGACGGCACTGGTAAAGCAGCGCCGTGTCCTCTGCGGTAAGTCCGGCCGCATAAGCGCCGGAATCGGAGAACAACGTCAGACAGCCGGTGTCGAAACCCTGCGCGACGAACCTTTTGCCAGCAAGCCCTGGAATCATGAGGTCATCGGCCAGCACGTTGACGGAATCGGCCGTGGTGCTCACGATGCGCACCAGCAAAGTGCCGATGCCGCAATGCACATGCTGCGTTTCGCCGACGATATGGCCGTTGGTCGTGACCGTCTCAATCACCCACGGCGGCTTGTCGGTCGGCTTCGGGGCGGTCTGCCGGTACACGGCCCAGCCCGTCGCTGGCTTCGGGATATGGTCGAGGATCGTGTCGGTCAACGTCATGATCGACGTCATTCAGACCACCTCCACGGCGGCACGCGCCACGTATTCCGCGAGCTTCGGCAATTCTTCCTCACCATGCTCGTAGAACCGATGCGTTCCACCGCCCTTCGCGGTGCCGAAGAACGCGATGTTCGCGAGCGAACCAGTGCCGCCCTTCGTCGGGCCTATCTCGGCGGTGATGCGTCCGGGCGTCTCGCTCACCGTGTAGGTGATCGGGATACGGCGGAACGCCTTGTTGCCGGAACCGTTCAGGTCGTCGCGAATCGAGTTCTTGACGTTCTGCGCGCCCTTCTTCACCGAAGCGGAGATCAAGGCGCGGCGAGCCACGCCCTTGGCGAGCAGCGCATCACCGAAGGCCATCAGCTCGGATGCGTCGAACAGTCCGCTCATGAGTCCTCCTTCACATTCCACCGGCAGGCGGTGGCGTGCGTCTTCTCGCTTTGAGGTGAGACGAGCCTGAACCGCCTGCCGACGAGCAGCGGATTGGCGGATTCCGTGACTTCCACCACGTCACCGGCGCGAAGGCCTGGAGTGCCATATGGAAAATGCACGTACAAAGACCAGACCAACGAGACGGCGCCCATGTTCTGGGCGGCGCTTCCCTCGGTCTGTTCGCTGGCGAGACCACCAGAGGTCTGCACCTTGCACTTGCCCTCATACACCTGCTCCGTGCCGGTGTTCGGCAGTCCCGTGTCCGGATCCGTGGTGGACTCGCCTGGGCGGGTTACCGTGCACTGGTCGGTCATGAGGCCTTCCGCGTCACGGCGGGCCTTGGAGAGGAATGATGCGCTGATTCTCATCGGAACACCCCTATCGAAGAGACGTTCGCGCCGAAGCGGTTGCGCAAGCTGCGTCTGGTCGCTTCCGGCAGTTCGGTCACGTCGATTTGGGCGGCATCGCCTTGCGCGTATCCGACCTGTGCGTCGTCGACACGTTCGTAGCTGACGCCGGCGTGGGCGCCGGGGCCTCCGTCCTCGAGCTGGTGGAGTCCGGCTGCGACGTACGAGCAGACCAGTCTGACGATATCGGCTGGTATCGGATTCCAGCCACCCGTGAAGGTGACTGTCACGACCGACGGGATGCGTCCGAAGGGGCTCCACGGCTCTGCGCGGTAGAGTGCGGATCCGAGGAGCCGCCAGTCGTCGACGATCTTGCCGTCGATGAGCACCTTGGAAACGCTTCTGACGGCCCTGCATGGCAGGTCGAGTTTCCTGGACTGTTCTCCGGGGATGTCGACGGTCCATTCGCCGAGGGTGATCGGACAGCCGGCGGCCGAGCGGACGGCTTCGGAGACCGAGTCGAGCAGACTGGTTGCCGTCTGCTCATCGGTCACTTCGATGCCGTTATGTTTCAGGTCGTCCAAGGTGGCCAGTGCGGTCATTTCAGCCTCCGATCATCGGACTCGACTACTTGCCGCTCTTCTTGCCTGCAGCAGCATCCTCTTCACCGTCGCTGTCTGCGGTGGTACCGCTCACGACAGGGGTCTGCGCATCCTGCAGGGAACGACCGGTGGTGGTGGAGAGGTTCAGGGTAATCTTGGTCAGGCACTCGGGGCGGATGACCTTGGCGCCGTACAGGTCGAGGCCGCGGACCATATCGGCGAAGTCGGTCTGCATGCGCATAGCCTCGACGTTGCTGACCTGCTGTGCGAAGGTCACGGCGGCGTTGGTGCCGGCGAGAATGGACTGCGTGTCCGGGCTGGCGGACTTGTGCGGCACATTGTTGGACTTCACGACGGTGAAGCCGCGCACCTGGCCGACCACGCCGTTGAGCAGCGTATTATGGCCCGCTTCGGTGCCTTCGATGAAGCGGGAGTCCTGCAGCAGGAGCGCGTAGAAGTCGGGGCTGACGACGAGCCAGCGGCCCTCGTCGGGCACGTTCTGCACATCAAGCTTCCGTCCGGCTTCCACGACGGCGAGATACGCGTCGGCGGGGGTGCCGACGGCCACGGTCTTCGCCGGGGTCTCGACGGCCGTGTCCATGAGATTGGAGATGTAGTTCTCCACGTTCTTCATCATGTTGTAGGCGGCGGAATTGGTGAACTTTCCAGTCATGTCCGCCTTGGCCTGAGCCTTGTCGAGGTTGTTGACCTTGAAGGCGAAATAGTCGGACTGATTGATTTCAAGAACGGCTGCTTCCTTGTCATTGACATCGTCGACGGTGATCGCCTGGCCGCGGACGTACTTGTGCACAGTCACGTCGTCGTATCCGGTGATGTGCACGGTATCGCCGGCCTCACGGATGTCGCCCTCGTAATCGCGGTTGCACAGGCTCGGGAAGACGAGCTTCGCGCGCAGGGCTTCGAGGATGGCGGCGGACCATACCTCGGGAATGAAATTGGTGATTGCCATTGCTGGTGGCCTCCTTACTTGCTGCGGCCTGCGAGCAGGTCATCCAGACGGCCCTTGCGGCGCGCCTCCTCGATCTGCTTCGGGGTCATGTTCTTCAGATCGTCCCTGGTAAGCTGTCCCGCCTGATGATCGCCATCACGGGCGCCTGACGGTGGGATGATTCCCGTCAGACCAGCCTTGTTCCCGCCTTGCGCGAGATACGGGTGTGCCGAGACCAGGGCATCGATCTTGTCGCCGATCGCCTGCTGGTCGTATCCTCCCTGATCGTCCGCGGTCAGGTCGGAGAAGTCGATGAGCTTCAATGCGTCGCCCGGATTGATGAGCTTGCCGGTCGCTGCTGCGGTGACATTCGCCTGGAGCACCTGCTTCTGCAGTCCGGCTATCGTGGCCTGCGCGGATTCGAATTCCTTGCCACGCTGCTCCCAGTCGGCGACCTGCTTCTCCAAGTCGTCCACGCGGTCGGCCTTCTCATAGGCAGCCTTGAGCTTCGCCTCGAGGTCGTTGTTGACCTTCTTCTGGCCGAGGAACTTGTCGTGCCAGTCGACGGGCGGCTCCTGCGCGCCCGGATCGTTGGTGTTCGGATCCTGCTGCTGTCCATCGGACATGATGATGTTTCCTTCCTTTTACTGGATGTATTTTTCGCCGTTGCTGGAAAGCCAGCGGCGATACGAGTTCTCGGCCTTCGCCAGCACGTCAGGCGTGACCGGACTGCCTGGCTGATAGGGATTGTGGCCGTCCAAAGCGGCCTCGTAGCGGAGCCGCGCATTGAGCAGACGCTTCTGCGCCGCCGTCAACTCCTCATGCCGACCCTGACGGTATCCGTTGTCGTGCAGCCATTGGCTGCGGCGAAGCTCCGGCACCTGCTCGCGCCATTTGTCGGGCAGGATGTAGCCCTCGCGCTTCAGAAGTTCGATGGTCTGCTCGCGAGGGAGGTTGAAGCTGTAGATGCCTTCCGGCGTGAGCCTGCGCCTCTGGCGTTGTCCGTATTCGTATTTGCGGATCATGCGGCTCCAACCGTAGCGGCTGGTGCCTTCGGACGTTGTCATGCGGATGTTGCCGCGTCCGATTGGCCGCATGCCTCGATGCGCGTTGACGACCTGGTAGATGTCGGCGCCGTCCCTGATGGCCTGCGCGTCGGCATGTCCGAAGACCTTGTCCTGCTCCTCTTCGCTCATGCCGTTGAAGCGGTCCATCGGCGATGTGATCCAGCCTTGTTTCTCGGCCTTGTCCTTGCCTTTGCAGGGGATGGTGCGACCGTGGCATTTCGGATGACGAAGGAAGTCGTTGTTGTGCCGGAAGTATTTTCCGGCGAGGATGGCGCATCGTGGGCAACAGTCGGGTGATTCGACGCGCACGTAGCCGACGCCGGAACGCTGGGTGATGCTGACGCCCATCGCGCTGATTGACGTGTCCTCGATGGCCTGCATGGCCATCTGGCGAAGCGTCGCACGACCTGCCATCATGGCATCGGATTCACCCATGCCTGACTTGATGGCCGACAAAGTGCGCGTCACCGGGATATCGAAATATGATTCGAGGTCGATGCCGCTCGGTGCGAAACCCGTCCCGAAGGCGAGGGGATTCGCAATACCGTCAGGGCGCACGTAGTCGCCCTGTTCGGCGAGCATCAACGTGGACGAGTCCATCGCGTCGCTCGCGGCGCGGGTCTGCAGTGTGGCGAAGAGCGTTAGGAAATCGGCGTTTGTCCGATTCCAGCTGTCACGCACCCGTCGCGGATCCACGCCCTTCCATGTTTTGTCCGCCGCCTTCACGGCCAGCAGGCAGAGTCGGGCCAGTGTGTTGCGGCTGTCCGACAGGCTCTCCAGAGTCACCGTCATCAGATGCACCTCCGACCTGCAGGCTTCGTGCTATCTCAGCCATCTCCGGATCGTGATTCTCGTCGTCCACCATGCGCATGATGCGTTTGATGTCCTCCGGACTCTGGCCCATCTGCTCTGCTATCCACTGCAGGGGGTAGCCGAGCTTCTTGTATTTGAGCATCGCGTCGGCCATCAAGGCCTCGGACCGGTATTGCGGTGTGGCGAACACGACTTTTGAATCCTCGAGGATGCGGGCGGATTCATCGTCGTCCTCGAGCGTCATGGCCATCTCGCACAATTCGCGCACCGGCTGACGCATGAAGCTGATACGCTCCAAGGTCTTCGACACGAGTCCGGCTTCAGCGACCTCGTAGCCGGTGGCCGGCACCTCGGCGTTCGTCAGCAGATAATGGCCAGGAGTGCGGGTCTCTGCCGCGATGTGCTCGACGGCCTTCTGGATGATCGGCAGGAACGCCTGCAGGTTGCTGGCGGTCCATTCGCCGATCGACACGTTGTCGCCGGTGATCTGCATGATGCGCTCCATGACCTGCTTGTCGAGGTTCACGGGACGCTCGCCGACCTGCTCGCCGGTTGCCTTGTCGAACACCGGCTCGGACAGCGAATCGCCGCCGAGAATGACCCTGGCGGGCATGGACGCGAAATCCAAAGCATTCAAGGTGTATGCCCAGCAGACGTTGACGGCGTCCTGCATCGATTCGACCTGCTCCACATCGCTGATAGGCAGGTCATCCAGGAGCATCTGATTGCGGAATTCGACCAAAGGCACGCGTCCGAGCGGGTTCGCGCGCGCCGAATCCGGAACGAACCGCCAACCCTCAACGCCCGGTGGAAGACGATTCCTCTCATCGTCGCCACCTGCACGCACACGAACCACGTCGAACACCATGTCCGGCAGCAGCAAAGTGCCGAATTCATGCTCCTCGTCGTATCTGACCAGGAGTCCTGCGTCGACCTCACCAGTGAGCGGATCGTAGTGCACGGCCGCGCTGTCCGGGTGTTCGAAGCTGATGCGCGCTCTGCCGTCCGGCATCGACGTGACCAAGCCGAAAGCGCGTCCGGTCGTGGTCATCATCAGCGCGCTCTCCTGCAGCTTGCGGTCGCAGTCGTTCCGTTCCCACACGCGCATCACATGCGAGTCCAATTCGTGATCGTCATATGGGATGAAGCCCTTGAAGTGGATGCGTTCGACAGGCGCCTGCGCCACAGGCAGACACCAGTTGTCGGCGAAGCCGGAAAACCTATCCGCCATGTAGCGTTTGAATTCGTCGGATGCGAATTTCAGGGTGCCGCGCTTGCCGCGCACATAATCCGTGTGCTTCCTGATGTCCGGCCGACGGTTCTCGATCTTCAGGGCGAGCAGGTTCGCCATGCGATTCACGTCATCGGCGGTACGAATCATTAGAACCCCCTAGTAGTAGAACCAGTCAGCAGGTACGCCTTGCGTTTCCTGCCCCAACCGGCGGCGCGTGCATCACATGCCGCCTCATGCGCCAGCACGCACGTCACCGCCGCATCGATTTTCCGCGTCTGCTTCGGCTTGCCCAACCCGTAACGTTCGCCGGATTTGGCGAAGCGTCTTGCGTTGCGCATGTGCGTGATGGTGATCGGACACCCGTCCTGTGTGATCGCGTGATGCTGCAGGTCGGATTCGAAGCGTTTCAATGCCTCCCATACGGCGGTGATGCGGCTGGAGCCGCTCATCGCCCAGGGAATGAATTTCTTCGGGCCGTATCTCGTGTCCCACGCCTCGATCTGCGATTCCCACGACACCTCGTCGCGGAAACCCGGATCGCAATAGGCGCGAATAACCTTGTATCGTTCGTTGAGCTCGTCCATGGCGGCATTGACCTCGCTGCGCGGGATTCGACCGCCCCATGTCTTCGGGTTCCAGATGGTGGGACGCCGGTCCTCGCCGTAGCGCGGAGTGAAGATGAAGCCCTCGCGTGTTTCGGCCTTGATGCATGTCCAGTCGTCGTTCTCGGAGCCGTCGAAGCCGAGGCACACCTCGGTGCCCTTCGACGGGTTCTCAAGCCAAAGCTCATGCTCGGACACGCTAATATCCCATGTTCCTCAAGACCGATTTTGACAAACTCTTCTGCGAGCGCTGGTAGTTCTGGTTTGTGATCTCCCTTGTCGTCGCTTCGCCGAAGGAATTGACGAATGCGTGGCTTGTGCCGCTTGATTTTGGTTGGCGTCGGATCTGTTCGTCGGAGATTCTGTCGCGCTGTGCCCTGGCGGTGCGGAATGCCTTGGAGGCTGCCCGGTATTTGTCGTAGTTCGCCTTGGTTGCCTCTGGAAAGACGCTTTCCGGCATGCGCTGGTTGTATTGCGTGGCTCCGTGCGCGGTTCTCTGCATGATTTCCGATGCGGTGTCCATGCGGTTTCCCGCGTCGCGCATCATCTTGGTGAGATCCGTGTCGCTTACGGATGAAAGGTCAGAGGAAGAGCCTCCCCCTCCGCCGCCATGTCCGCCACGTCCTGTGCCTGAGCTTGATCCTCTTCCGCCCATTTTTTCATCCTTTCCGCATTGCTGTTTTTGTATGTGACCACTTCGATGCCACTGAAGTCGAAAAACGGAATGGCATCTCCGTAGAGGAGAATCTTTTCCGGTTCGAGCCTGTCGATCGCGCATCGCATGCCGAGCCGCCAATAGAGTTCTGCCGTCGGATTGTCGTTCACTCCGACCGTGCTTACCGCGACGGTGGAGTTGTTTGGAATGCCTGAAAAGCAGTACGGGAATGACTCTGGGCCCGCCCATTGAAGTGTTGGGATGACTTTCAGTCCGCAGGCCTGCCAGTATGCTCCGATCAGACGGCTTCGGAAGACGTTCCAGATCTTCATCGCTTCCGGCATGTCCATGTATGTGCTGAAATCAGGTGTCAGCACGCACTGGAAGCGTTTGAGCGGTGCGATGTATCTGTCCGGCTGGTTCCAGACTCTCTGGAACTGGTAGTCATCGATGAAGAAATGGATTCCGCAATGCTTGACTGTCTTTTTGCCGGTCGCGTAATTGAAGCCCATCAACGTGTCAGGGGGGGTGGCGTCCTGTTTTGCAAGCATTGGCATGTCGTATCGGCCAACCGTCCGCACCTTTTGCAGCAGCGGAAGATTGTATTGCCTCATCGTCCGCATCCTTGATTTGTTGAGTGGTCTATTGTCCCGCATAGCAGCTCTCCCAAATTCCGTCCTCGAGCCATGCGCCGCCGCCCTGCACCATGCGGTTGCCAAAGAAGCGTTCCGCCTGCGCGGGATCCTTCTCCATGAGGGCCTCGGCCTCCGCCTCGACGGAATCCAAGGGCACCCATGGACTGCCGGCGTACACCCATTCGAGGATCTTGCGGCGTTCGCGCCGGTTGTTGAAGCTGTATGGCGTACCGTCCTTGTGGCGCAGGTCCGGGTTGAGGTCGGGGTTGCGGTAGAAGATCCACACATCCGATGCCGATGTCTCGAACTGCTGTTGCGCGTAACTGTTCTCGCCGGGGTCGTATGCGTTGGTCCAGAAGTGCGTCCTGCCGCCCATGCCGGCGGCGCCGCGGCGTTGGGTGTCGGCCACGTCGAGCATGCCGTTCGACTTGGTGTACAAACCGGCCTCGTCCTGTTCCGCGTCCGAGATCGGGTTGCCCAGACGGCTGGTGGCCGAGGCGGTGACCACGTCGATGCGGTCGAGGTCCAGATCGTCATCGTCCAGATTGATTCCGGGGCGCAGGATGCGAATGAAACCCTCGCGCACCTTGAGCAGCTGCTTCAACGGGCCGAGCCGGATCATCGCGACGAGTGGCCGGTAGGCGTTGCGCACCTGGTCCTCGGAATTCGCGGTCAGCTGGATGAGGGGCGACGGGTGACGCATGCCCTTCGGCTCACCCGCGTTGTAGTGGTAGACCCATCCGCAGGGGCAGCCATTGTCGGAGCAGCGGTACACGTCGCCGGTTTTCGCCCAACCGGCGAACACGACGGGCCCGCAGGCCTCGAGTATCGCGCATGAGGCCTCGGTCGGTCCCTTGCCGGTCTTCTGCGGTCCGATGCAGCCGGTCAGACGGTATTGGAAGGCCTGGTTGAGGACGAGCGGATTGTCTACCGTGACCTCCTCGGGAGGCACGAATTCCGCGTCCTCGCGCACCCGCCAGCGGTGCGCGGCGTACCAAAATTGCCAATCTGACCAGCAGAAGGGCTTGCCGCGGAGGATGCCGTCGGGCTGGCGCACATGCCGCTGCACCCACGCGTCCTGCAGGTCGGCCAATGTCGGGAAGTCGATGATCCAATCGTCGGCCATGTCACGCCCTCAGGCGTCGTGGGAACTGGACGATCTTGGTGTCCATGCCGCTGGCAGCGGCCTCCACGTCCGTGGCGGGCACCTCGTGGGCGGCCATGTCGACGTTGTCTTCGGAGATCTTCCAGCCGAGCGCCTGCAATCCGGCCTCGGACAGTCCGATGCGGTCCTCGAGCCTGATCTTCACGGCCACGTCCGCGGCCTTCGCCAATGAGCTCTCGCAGATCACGCATTCACGCACGTACGAGGCAATCTGGTAGTGCAGGTACTTCAGCTGCGGCTGTTTCCACGCGCGCGCCTGCGGCAGACGCCACAGCTGTTTCCACAGTTCGGCCTCGCGGGCATTCCAGGACTCCGAACCGGCGGTGTCCTCGACCCATTCCTGCGACTCCTTGTCGAAGTCACGGAGCACATACGGTGGTAGCGGGTATTTCGGCGGCCTCCCCTTGTATTCCGTGTTCGGCAGACTGCGCAAAGTGTATCCCCTGCGTTCGCTCGCTCCGCTCGACGGATCGGGCATCGGACCGGATCTGACGCGTTTTCCTCCTCTTGGCATATCTCCTCCATCGTCGGACGGCCTCGCGCCGTTCCTTCGCTGTCGGCGGCCGGGCCTTTCGCCCGACCCCCTCTGAAACTTTTGAACCCTCCGCACCTCGGAGACAGCTCTCCGGCGGTTCTAGCCACCAACCCGTTAGGGGGTACCCCCGTGGGTGTTTCGGCGGGTTGTTTTCGTTGATTTTCCAACGTTTTCCAATGCCGCGCGTTCGGCTTCGCGGCGGGCTGCGAACCGAATTGAAAAAGACTTGATCGCTTTTGTCTTCCGCTTCGTCTCACGTTTGCGGCGCGCGCCGGACGTCGTCGGCTCGGCTCGACGGCATGCGTTCGTGGCGTCGATAGTGATGAATCAGCGAAGGCTTCGTCCGTTGAAGCCTGAAGGTTTCGTCCTTGCCGTCTTGCTGTCGTGGCAACGCTTGCACAGGCCGCGCATGCGTGTCGGGTCGTTGGGGTCCAGTCCGGCTTCGATGAGCTCGACGCGTTCGAGCGGCCAATGGTCGGCGATGGTGCTGGGGGCGCCGCACAGGCCATGGTGCCTGCCGCATCCGTCGGGTCCGTCACCTGGGCAGACGCATCGCGGGTCCCTCGCCAGCACACGGGCACGTGCGAGCCGATGGGCTTTCGAGGTGTATGGATTGCGGCCGCGCGAGCGGCGCTTGTCCTTGGCTTTCCTGCACTCGTCGCACAGGGAGCCGGAGGAGACCAGATGCGGGCAGCCGGAGGTGGAGCATACCTTGTACATCGAATCCCCCATTGGTGGAGAAGGTCCGGCATGTCGGGGTACCCGCACCTCGAAAGCTCCCCCGCAAACCACTGCCAGATTCGCCATTCTCAAGCACATCAGGTGAACCACCCCATGGATGTGGCGCTGACGAGCCCTGGTGGCCGGTTCTACTAGTGGACCATGCCGGACACGGATAATCATAAGCGCTTCGGGCTGGAGTCGAACCAGCGACCCGCGGGCCGGCACATATCGTTGACGGGCAATTGAGAATTGGAAACCATGACCGGTTAGAGGTCCGCTCATTGGAATCCGTGCCGTCCCGCAGCTCTACCGCTGAGCCTACCGAAGCACGAAGGCCACCCGGCAAACGCCGGATGGCCTCCAATCACGAAAGGGCACGAACAAGGCAACCTGTGGCCACCCACAATTCGCGCTCACCATACACATTAAACGGCGAGCGGACATCGAACAAATGTTCGGCGTGTCGCATCAGCCGACATGCGACGCCGCATCAAGCAACTCACCCGCCACCACACGCCACCTGCCCGAGCCAAGGCGCTCGCAGCCATGCAGCCTGCCCGACCGCAACAGCCACTCGACCTGCTTGCGCGACACGCGCCGTCCGATGACATTGGAAAGCCACGACGCCAACTCGGCCGGACTGCCGTCCACGGTGCGCGAACGCGCGTCCCGCTCATGCTCCGTGACCAACGCCTCCAAATCCAGGCGAACGCCACAGGACGGACAGTCACCGGCCCTCATGCCGAACGGGGCCGCTATCCGCTGGCCGCACTCCGTGCAGGAGACCACCGTCACACGAGGATCGCGCTCGCGCATCATGCCGTCGAAATCGATGAGCAGATCGGAAGAGCGTCGTGT